GCCATCGTTGATCGAGGTACTCACCTGGGGGACGACGTCGATCGCCAGATAGGCCAAAAACCCAAGGCACCCGCCCAAGAAAATCACCGACCAGTGGTTCGCGGTCAGGAATTTCCCGCCGACTTTGATCGCTTCCTCAGCCGCCTTGTCCGATACCGCCGCCGTGATCAATCCGCTCATGTCGTCGTGTCTCCGTTCGTTCAAAGGGTGGTTGTGGTTTGGTCGTTGTTGGCGGCCAGGATCCGGTCGAGACGGTCGTCGTAAAACTTGGCCAGTTCGCGGGCCTCGCGTGGCGTGATCCGGCGGAATTCGTCTTGCATCCGGATCTTGCTCTTGGGATGGCGGAACGACAGCTTCCGGGCCCCGACGAACGTCAATTGGGCCCGGTTGCTGTTGGCATCGAGTTTGGATCCGGACTTTTTGATGGTCGCCCAGTACGTTTCGCCAGTGAATTCCAGCGGGTTTTGGTGTCGGCGTCGTGCCCACTTGATCCCCATGTAGCTGCGTCGCCACTGTTTGGATCCCCAGGCCAGCTCGTCGCCCTTCCGTTTTTCGTACCCGGCCTCGCGAGCGTGTTTGACGGTGAATCTGGCCCCCACGTACGACCGCTGAAACTCCAGGCCCGTATCCTCCCACGCCTCGGCCTGGGCCTTGCGCATCTGACGGGCCAGGCCCCTGGGGGTGACACCTCGGTCTCGGACTGTGATCGCTTCAATCATGCGTCACCCCATCGTCCAATAGAGATCCAGCCACCCGCGGAGACAGTCCCCGAGGTCGGCCACGTCCTCGGGCTCGGTCCGCACTGATCCGCGATAGACGACGCGAGTACCCGCCAGCTCGCCCGGTTGGCCGAACAGCTCGTAGAGGCCGGGCTGGTTGGTGTTGCCCGTGCCGATCACCAAGCCGATGAACTGTTCGAAGTCTCGCATCACTTTGGACGGGTCGGCCAAATCGACGGACGGGATCGTCGCCTCGAAACACGCGACCAGGTGGCCGCTGGCCCGTGGTGCCCAGTCGGTGCCGGCGGTGTCGCGGTTTAGGTCGAGCCCGTCCTGTTGTTCGGTGTAGAGCAACACGAACGGACGTAGGGCGGTCAGCTCGGCGAGGGTGTGTTCTCGTGAGTTGCCTGGCGGTGGCAACGCGTGGTGGTAGATCCGGGCCAACGCCTGGGCCTCGGTCCAGTTGTTGCCCTGCCACGTGCGGATCGCGTGGCAACGTGACAGCGTTGCCGCGGCGAGGTTGGCGGTGTTGCGGATCCACCCGAGGGTCATGGGTTCCCCCGATAGTTGGGCCGAGTGATCTCGACGCTGGTGGTCCGGCGACACGTCGCACGACGGCGACCGCTGGCGGCGATCTTGATCGACTCGACGGTGTAACCGATCGTCGACCCGTCGGGGTCGGTGATCGTGACCCGGGCACCGACGACGACCCGATCGGGGACGATCACGTCGCGGAGGGTGACCTGTTCGCGGCCTCGATCGCTTTGTCGCCAACTACGCTTTTCCGCGTAGACGATGGCCGTGAACTTTTCGGCCGATCCGCCCGGGTTGGTGAAGGTGATCGGCTCGGCCGCGATCGCACCGTGGACCGCCGCGACGGCGCTGAGGACGGTGCGCAATGTCATGGGGTCACACCTTGAGGGCGTTGAGGATCGCTTTTTTGTCTCGGGCTTTGATCCCGTCGAGGTCCATAAGGTCGCCCTCGGCGGCGACGAAATCGAGCAGCTGCTCGGCGTTGGTGATTCCGGCCGCGGCGAGCGACTCGACGATCTTGGGCGTTAAGCCCATGGCGAGCAGATCGCTACCGGCTTCGTCCGAGGCGGGCGTCGAGGGGCTTTGTAGTTCAGTGGTGTCGTCGTCGTCGGCCTCGGCGATCGGCTCGATGTCCGATTCGGGCTCGATCGACGGTTCGTCGGTTGGTTCGTCGTCGACCTCGCTGTCGTCCATCGCCGCGACCCGATCGGCCGCACCGGTGACCGACAGCAACGTCCCCCAAGGGACCTCGCTGGCGACGCTGCCGATGATCTCGCCGGGGGTGTATTCGCGCCCGTCGCAATTGAACGGACGGGTGACGACTAACGTGTAGGACTTGGGCATCGGGACGGCTCGATTCGGTTCGGGATGGCTGGGTTGGTTGGACTGTTCTCGGGGCGGGTTCAATCAGCTTTCACCGATCGAACCCGCCCCTTCCAGGGTTAGATCGTCACGATCAGGCGGTGGCTCGGAGCAGCGAATGCCAGGTGATCGGCTTGACACCGATGTCGAGCTTGGCCTTCCAACCCATGCCCCACGAGCCGCCGGTCAACATGAACGACTCGACCGATGGGGCCCCTTGCGTCCCGCGGAGGTACCCGACCTCGATCGTCTTTTGCGTCGAGCCGGCAGCCGATCCGAACCAGGTGGTGGTCGAGCCCGAGAAACCGCCGACACCGTTGTCGAGCAGTGGCTCGCTGCGGATCTGGTACTGCCCCTCGTGCGGGTTGGCCGTGCCGGCCAAGCGGCTTGTCGTGGTGTCGCGCAATTCGGCCGAGTTGATCAACCGAGCCGCCGCAAACGCGAGCGAGGACGGGACGATCAGGAACCGCATCAGGTTCGACAACGTGTTGCCGTTGATCGTCTGGCGAGCCATCGCCGACGCAGCTGCGGCCAGCGTCGTCGCGTCGAGGGCCGACGACGTCAACACGTTGTTGTGTGACGCATTGAACAACGTGACGCCGTCCCGCATGTTGGCGTTGGCCAACAGTGCGGTGTAAACCAATCGCGGGCGAGTGGCTCGACCCATGCGGCCTAGCTCGGCCGGGCTGTGTTGCGAAACGTTGCCGAATCGGTCGTCGATGATGTCGCGATCGTCGACTTGGAACTGGCCCGAGTAACGCTCGATCGAGTAACGCTCCAGCGCATCGTCGTACGTGATATGGTTCGCTTCGACCTTGCCGCGGGGTTGGAGCGTGAACCCAGTCCCGGGGTTCATCATGCCGCGTTCCTGCGGCTTGAAATCAGCGACGTCGAGGTTCTCGAAGGTCCAACCGAGCGTCGAATCGGGGTATTCGAGATACCCCTGCACAAAGGCCAGATTGAACGCGGTCGAGAACACCGCGGACAGCGTCGCGGTCGACAGCGACCTGCGGATCATGTCGCCACGATCGGCGGGGATCTGCATCCCTTGGGCTTGCAGCGCGGCCCGGCAGAAATCGACCAGGCTGTAGGACGCGTATTCGTGGCCGCCGTCCATCGCTCGTTCGAATTCGGGCGACAACTGCGCCCCGCGGGCGATCTGGGTGTTGGCCTGGTGGAGCCAATTGGCGTCGACACCCGTGCGGCGCAGCATCACGCCGGCCTCGCGGCTGGCGATCTGTTCGTTCTGGAGGTTGACCCCCATGCGTAGGAGTAAACCGGCCTGGAGCGATTGCGTCGTTGCACCGCGTTGGACGTGGATTCCAACGCCACCCGCACCCGCGGAAGGGGCTCGGCGTCGGACTTCGGCCAGGAATTCGCGGTCGACGCGATCCTGGGGCCAATCTTCGCGCAGGGCTCGGGCCACGATGTCGGGCGAGACGGCTCCGTCGGTCCCGGCTTGCGTGGTGATGTACTCGGCGCGTGCGACGCGGGCGACTCGCTCGGCTTCCAATCGCTCGGCGATCATTCGCTCGATCGACTGTTGATCGGGCTGGGCCGGTTCCGATCGCGTTACGTTCTCGGGCGTGGTCGGTGCCGGGGGCGTGGGCGGTGGGGTGGGCGGTTGCGGCTCGCCTTGCCGCATCACTGCGTCGGCGTTCGCGGGCGGGATCACTTGGTCGATCCGGAAAAATGCCTCGGCGTCGATCGGCGACAGCGAGCGCTGGAAAATTTCGGCGGTTGCGTCGTCGGCGTCAGGTCGGAGCCCGCGGTCGACGAGGAAGCTTAATTGGGCCGCGGTGTAGAGCATTTCAAACCCTTGACGGTGGTGATGCGACGTCGATAGAAAACCGAGTCAAAACCGTAAGGGGCCCGAGGTATGGGTCACGGTGTTGCCGATCAACGGAACTTCGCGAACCAATCGGCCTGGCGTTGCTTGCGTGCCTCGTCTTGGGGTGTGGTGGGTTTGGTCTTAGCCTTGACCGTCGGCGATTGTGCCGACCGCAGCGGGGCCGCGGCCGGATCGTTGGCCAACTCGTCGGGACCATCGAGGTCGAATCGTGGCGGTTCCCAGCCCAGCCGGATCTGTGCGGCGAGTGCCTGGGCGAACGCGTCGAGCAGGTGGTTGGGGCCCGTTCGATAAAACCGATAACGTGGCCGCTGGCCGGGTCGGTGTTCCTCGCGGCGGCGTTCGTTACAGATGTGACGCGCGAATCGTTCATGCATTCGGCTCGACGCGGCGAACAGCGACGTCGCACCGGGTGACGACTGTTCTATCGTCAGGCTGTGTTGTGCGATCACCTTCGCGTGGTCGGCGTCCCAGTGGACCTCGAACACTCGGCCACGCGTGACCCACTCGACATACCACCGACCACCGGGATCGATCTGGCGGACCTGGTTGCCCGTTTTCTTGACGGGCACAAACTTGGACGAGCCGATCTGCGTCTCGCCTCGACCACGCGACGCAAACACCTGTTGGCCAAGCCGCTGGCGAGATTCGAGACTGCGGACGAATTGCCAGATCGCTTTTTCCTCGTGGCCGGCGTCGATCCACGCCTGGTCGGGTTGCACGATCTCGCCCCCTTGGACCTGCCACCCCGCCTCGACAACTCTCCAAAATTCTTGGAGAGCTGACACCATGGCGACCTCGGGCAGTGCCAGGTCGGAGCGGACGTCGAAGTCTCCATAGTCGGCGATGTGGAGAGTGCCGTCGGCTCGCGAGCAGAGCAAAACGAACCACGACTTGGTTTCGCCCATGTCGATGCCCAGGGTGGTAAAGACGCGATCGGCCGGCAGGACTCCGCGCGGGATCGAGGCCATCCGCGACCCGATCGACTTGCGGTCCAGTTCGATCTCGCCATCGATCTTGGGCGGGGTGTAAGGTTGGCTCCAAACGAACTGGGTCAACTCCTTGTCGGCTTGGATCCGGTCGGGTGAATCGTCGGGGATTTTGCTGGCCAGCCACTCGTCCGTGGCGATGTCGGGCGGGCCGAGTAGCAGGTTCACGAACGGGGTCGCGTGGAACCAGAGGCGGCTCGATGTCGGTGGTGATCCGCTGACCCGCCCCAGCTTGTCGACCGACTGGCCGTGGTGGACCAGCTTAGCGGCCGACACCATGTCCCGCCGTTCGGCCTCGGTGATCGGCGTTTCGCATTTTGGGCACCGCCAATGGGCAAGGCTGGCGGCCTCGAATTCGCTGCGGGCATCACGCCACCCGACCAGGTCCTCGCGTCCTGGGGCCACGTATCGCGAGCAATGCGGGCAGGGGGTCAGGATCCGCGAGCGCGTCGACTCGGGACGCAATCGCCAGGGCAACTCGTCCTCGATGGTGACGGTGCCCTCGATGTAGGTGCGACGCTCGGCCCGCGGGAATGAGCGCTGTCGGCCGCGGAGCTGGCGCAGCGGGTCGGCTTCGGTCGACGATGTCCCGGCGCTCGAAAATCGAGCCGCCTCGGTGATCGACAGACAACGGGCGGTGAACCCGGCCTTGCCGGCGTCGTCGGCCCCGGCGCTCATAATCTTGAGAATCGCACCGTTGGCGAGCTGGACACTGTCGCGGATCTTGCCGCCGCCGGATCCAGAGCCTCGACGCGGGAGCAATTTCCGCAGGCCCGGCGAGGCCATCAACACCGGCAGGATGTCGGCGTCCCACTTGTTGCTGGCCATGTCCCCAAACGGGACACCGAGCACAAAGTTTTCAGCCAATTCGCAGGTGTGGTAGAGCAGGGGAGCGACGAACCCAAACAGCGTTTTGCCCATCTGGGTGACGGCCTGGAACACGAGGTCGGTCCACTCGTGGGAATCGACGGCGTCGATCCACAGGTTCAGGACCGGTTGTGTCTCCAGCTTGAACCGTTCACCAGCAAACCGGCCCGACGGAATGATCAGCTCGTCGGTGATCCACTTGCGAAACGATCGCGGCGGCCGGGACTGGCCGTTGACCAGTGCGATCCGCAGTTCCTCGTCGACGGGCTTCACCATTGCAGTGTCCCGTCGGCGATCTCGGCGGCGATCTGTTCGAGGGCCTCGTTCAATTTGTCGGCCGCATCGTCGCCGGTTTTACATCGCCGAAACTGTGTCCCCAGCGATCGCAATCGGCTCGACAACCACCCCAGCCGATCGCGGATCTCGTCGCGTGGGATCAGCTTGCCCTGGTTCTCGTCCAGCTCGACCATGAGCAGCTCGTTCTGGCGAATCAGCTTGCGGACTTCCTCGCGCAGTTTGGCCCGTTCCAGCTCGGCGAAATCGCCGTCGATGTCGTCGTCGATCGATCCGCGTGGCCGCAGCTCGGCGAGCAGATCAAACACCCGACGCAACACGGACGCGAGATCGACCACGCCATCGCCCCATGGCAAACGGTGCTTGGCCGCGAGGTCGTCCAGCTGGGCATGGCGACGACCGGACAATTGACCGAGCAACCCCTTCGGAAATGCCGCGAACAGCCGCCGCCGCTCGTCGTCGGCCAAACGTCGCTCGAACCATTTAACGTCGGCCAGCTTGCGGGCCGAGTATTCGACCCCGTCGAGCCGCTCCAATGCGGCCTGGAGTGCTCGACGAACCCGCCGCCGATCGGAATCGCTGAGGCCCTCGGGGATCACTTTGCGCCGATGATCTCCGCGAGTTGTTTCAGCGACAGGAATCCCTCGTGGATGATCACACGCGTGCCGATCCGAATCTCGAAATTTGGGACCGGTCCCTCGGGGTCCTTGCGTTCGTCGATCGTCCACTGGTCTCGGAGTTGTGGCTTCACCTCGGCGACCCACTTGTCACAGTAGATGCAACCGGGTCGGCAGAACATGACGATCGTCCCGCGTTTGGTCGCTGGTTTCGTGTCGGGTATGGGCGTCGGTGTGGTGACCTTTTTGCCGGTGCCGTTGCATTCTCGACACGTTGTCGAGACCCGACCGTCTCCGACCTTGCCGGTCCCGTTGCACTGTTGGCAGATCCCCGACGGGGTCGGGCTGGGTGCGGGTGCAGGTGTGGCTTGGTTCATACCAACCGCACCGACCAACGCCCACGCCCAGCCCCGTGCCTGGCCCGTCGGTTGCTGCGCCGTTGCGACAGTTGAAAAAAAGAAAACGGCCAGCAAAACCGGTATCACGTGGCCACGCAACGCCCCGGTCGGGCATTCGTTCGCCACTTCGGCGATCCGTCGAGGTGTGTCGCCGTCCATGTTGACCCAGGGCCGAGCCTCTGGGTTATATACCGCCGGCAGTGTCTCCTTGCAGTGCCCACACTTTTCACAAAGACCAGCGAACCATTCGATCAGAACGCCGCCCTTTTTGTATTCTCTTGTCGCTTTCATTGCCCAGTTACCTCCCATCCTTTGAGCCAATCGATCTCTTTCAGCTTAAACCCTTCGATCCCAGTCACGGCGTAGCTGTCACCTTGCGACAACATGCCGGTCGCCGTGGCTGGATCGACCCACCAAAAACATTTCGCCAACTCGGGCCAAACGTCAGGCGGGTCGGCGTTATCGAGGCCCTCGGAATTGCCCCAGGACTGCATACAACCGAGCCCGGGCCGATCCCACCGAGTCGCGAAAAAATTCATGCAGTGGTACCAGGTCCCTCGCTTTTGCTTAAATCCGAAACGGTCTCGCGACCCGTTGAAACCGTAGTTGGAACAGACCGCGACCGACCAACCCTGTTCGATCGACGCCGCCGCATCTTCGAACGTGGTGATCCGTGGGCATTCACTCGACGGGAACCGCTTGGCGACCTCGTCCAGCTTGCCGGCGTCGCGTTCCCCGCCGTTGCCGAAATTGCCCCATTCCTTGGCCCGCTCGCCAGAGTACGCGCGGAGGTCGTGGTCTTTATTACCAGTCTCGCCGCTGTAGTCTTGTCGGGCCAGGAACCCGTAGGTCGTGGCCGCCTTTGCCGCCGCCGCACCGTATGCCCCGTCTTGGTACCCGCCTCGACGTTTGCCGATCGCCTCGACCCGCATCAGACCGTACAGCGACTCGGTCGCCATCACTCCCGGCCACGTGATCGGGCGGGCTCGCGTGACGATGTCGTGGGCCAGGGACAACGTCCCCGCAATCTCCCACCCCCACGACACGCAGTCGCCGATCTTTTGCGCCCCTCGTTTCCAATTCGGTTCCAGGACCCGCAGCGCATCGGTGAGCATGACCCGCCGCTTGGCGTCTCGGGACGCCTTCGACAACGTCGCGCGAAGGTCCATTGCCTGGCCACGGGTCAGATCGCGGACCATGTTGTTCGGGTCGCGGATAATTTCCTCGACCCCTTCCGGGTTGGGTGTCCAACCGGTCGGCTTGTTTAGGATGTTGGTGTCTTGGCTCATCGGCTCACCTCATCCAACACGGTCGCCGCACCGATCAGCAGTTTCGCCACCGCGGCCCGCCGACCCGCTTCGTCGATCTTGTCCGCTGGTCCACCGATCGCCGCGAGCCCTGGGCCGATCGCTGGGGCGATCACGTCGCCACCGCTGACGGGTTGGGACGGTGCCCGGACGATGAGGTTACGCAGCTCGTCGACGTCCGCCATCGTCTTGAGCCGCGGCCCGGATTGTTTGGTCGCGTCCGACTCGACGACACGCCCCATCCCGAGCAGCATCCCGGACCAGATCGCCGCGTCAGTTTTACGCGTGGCGAATCCCGCGGTCAGTGCCGCGCGCAGCTGCGGGTCGACGTCCGCAGGTGGCAATGGGGGCGGCCCTGGTGGCGGTGGCGGCTTCGGTGGCTCGGGTGGGGTCGGTGGTGGAATCTCACCGACTTTGACCGCGAGGGTAACCTCGTCAATCCGTGCCTCGCGGTCGGCGACGATCACCTGGAATTGATACACGCCGGGCGTCCTCGTCGCGAAGATGACCCGACGATCGATTGCGAACACCCGACCGACTAGGCGTTCGTCGACCCGAAACCTAAACCCATCACCGATCGAGCCCGTGGCATCGATCACGACCAGGTCCCCGGCCTCGGCTTCCTCGGGCCCGGTCAACACGGCTTTGACCTCGGCCCGTGCGGTTGCACTGCAGAGGACACATGCCACCAGAACTAAGCGACTCCAAAACATGACGCAATCCAATAGAGGATGATGATCGAGCAATCAAGAAACAGATCCGGCCAGTGAATGGCCGAATCGAGATCGACACCGAACGCAACCAGGGCCGCCGAAATCGCTAGCGACATCTGGCGAAAATGTTCGAGGATGATCATCCGAATAACTGGATCAACAGCGGCAGGATCGTCGTCAGGAACTTGAGCAGCTCGTCCCAGGGAATCGCCGCGTAGGTCGTGCCCTGGGAGTCCACGTCGATCATTCCCTCCTCGGCCAACCGAGTCCGGACCCGTTCGGTGAGGATGCGCTTCTGTAGCTTCTTGAACGGCCCGCGGCCCTCCATGATCCTGCGGATCTGGTCGCGTTTCGCCTTGGGGATCGACTCGTCGTCACAACACGCGAGGATTAACGTGTCGAGTCGGTCCGCAGTGAAACCCGAGTCGCCAAAAATCGGGGCGTCGGAGCTGGCGATCAGGGTCGGTTCGGCGGTCGCCTGGGCAAAAACCTGACCAGAAAAACTAAACACCAACAAAAACAGAAACAAGAATCGCGAGATCATCGCGTGGCCTCATAGCGTGGGATGGTGGAACCATCCAGGCACGAACGGCGCAGACACACGCCGCGAAAACACTTGCCGGGATGGCTCACAAATCAGACCACGCCCCAGGACCAGGTCACGCCGTTGCCGGAATTCAGCCGTCCGCACCGAACACCACGACACTCGTCTCGCGAATCATCCACGAGGTGGTGATCCGCATCGGTAGAGATCCCGCCGTCCATCGCCGGCCAGCAACCTGGGCCGATTGCTTGGGCTCGATGTCGACCCATTCACGCCGCAAACCACCGACAGAAACGGCCCGAAGGTGGCCATCGGCAACTCGCCGCCAAATCGGATCGATGGCCTGATCGGCGGCGAAAACCAGCTCCCCAAGAATGTTCGATCCGCTGCGCCGGTAGTTTTTCACCGAGCCGAGGGTCAACAGGCTGTAGGGGTTGTGACTGTCGAGCATCGGCGTCCAATCGGGCATCTCTGCCCCGGTCGACAACAGGACTTCCTGCATCCTGCGGCCGTTGTTCCAGTCGTACACCATGACCGGGTTTTCGGTCGCGACGGTGGCCATGATCGAGCGGCTGGCCTCGTTCATGGTCTTGGCGTCGACGTACGCGGCCCGGGCGATCCAGTCCGCTGGGAGTCGTCGCTGGTGGATCCCGGTCGCAGCTTTGCGGATGATCGCCGTCATTTTGTCGCCCCTTGTTGCGTCGATGTAATCGCTCGAACCGACGCCGTCCCCGATCGGTCAGTGAATCCCAGCGTTGACAGGAACGCCTCGATCGCGGAGTCGTCGAATCCGGAATCTTTGAGCAATCGCATCGTCTTGGCCCAGGACGCGATCACGTCCTCCTGGCTCTGTGATCCGGCGTTGCAAGCGGCCTCGAACGTCAGCGTCCGGTTTTGTAATCCGATCCGCTCGGCCGCTCGTTCCTTGCTCGGGTCGACGTGCGGCGGCATCTGCCAGCCCCACGCCAATCGGGTGTCGGGCGGCATCGGCCCCAGGTCCCTCGCCAATTGCAATTCACGGACCAGGTCCATCACCATCCGCCGCAGGTTTTTACGTGCGATCCAGGACCGCCACACCGCCAACCCTTGGACGTAGACCTGGTGATCAAACCTAGCCGACGAGTAATTGTGGAGGCTCGAATCGAGCCTAATCATCATCAACGGGATCGACGCCGCGCGGCCGAACTCGACCATACGCTCGCGACGGTGCTCGCTGTAGTTCGCCGTCGGGTGCCCGGGTTGCAGCTGCATCGGTTGCCACCCCGGCGGGGCCGTGCGGTTCACTCGCCTTTTGGTGGGTACTTCGATCGCCTCAGCCCCTGCCCACTTTTCGCCGTCCGGGTTGCTGTTGAAAAACCACACCCCGGTGTCCGCAGCTGCTCGCGCAGCGTCGAGGACCTGGGTGTCATAGTCGCGGATGTCGGCGATCGCCGGCAGTGCCGAGGCCAGCAACGGAAACCCCCGCACCTGTCCCGGCTCGACCTTGAAAAACCCGTGGTGGATGAACCGAGCGGCCTTCTCGTCGAACTTACCGGTCAGTTGTTGCCAGGGTCCGGTGTAGGTTAGGTCGCTGATAAAGTAGGCCAGCGGCCGGCCGTTTTTGTTTCGCTTGACACCCAGAGCGACATCCGCCGCGGCGATCATGTTGTGAGGTGTCGCGAGCCGGTCCGCGTGCAATGGCAGGATCCGCATCGTCGCCGGAAATGGCGAGTCCTCGTCGGTGACGACTTGGCCGAGCAGCTCACCCGTCGCCCACAGCGACCGAAACCACAGCTTGAGCAGGTCGACCAGAGTATCGCCAGACGCCTCGCAAATCTCCGACCACTCCGCCCAACGGGATTCGAGCCGGCTCGCAAATCGATCGTCGCTCGAATACACCTGCAGGATCGGACCCGCCGGCCCCACAAGGTCCTGGCAATGCGTCGTGATCATCCCGTCGACGATCGGGTTGTTCGACATTTCCCACGCGGTCCGAGCCCGCAGCCGTGGGAGATCGATCGCCAAATCATGGTTGATGGGTGCGCCGTGCGCGTGGGCCCAGTGTGCCTCGTTCAGCCGATCAGTGAATCCGGCTTCCCACCGTCGCAGAATCGCACCACCGGGCAACGGTTCCGCCGGTGCGTCGTAATTCGCGAGGCTCCGCTCGGCGACTTGTGCCGGCTTGCCCCAGGTGTCTTGTGATCGCTTCGCCGGGACCGAGGCCAAGCAATCGATCGACCACGCGAGCGCGCTAGTCATGAGATTCCCTTACGTATCGGACCTCGTGCGTCTGCATTCCGCCGACCATGTTGGCTCGCCGCGCGAACGCCTTACGCGCCCGATCGATCGCCTCGCGGTCCCACGAGAACGACTCGTCCTCCAGCTCGGAGTCGGGCACCATCGCGATCAACAGGGACGCCTGATCGATCAACCGTAGCGCCTCGGAAGGGTTGCCGCCATCATCAGCCGCGATCGCTTGGTCGATCAGGTCGTTCGCACGTTCGATTCTGCCAGCGATGTCGATTCCCATGCCAAAGATGATGGACAACGCGTGGACATGGTCACGGCGTTGCCTGTAGGGTGTGTAGCGCGGGTTCTCTCTCTCCCCAGGAAATTTGACGTGCGCAAAAATTCCGGCCGATATGTT